GGTAATCCAGAGTTGCCCCTGCACCTGTGCGGCGTGCTCTGACGGCATGCCGTTGAGCAGCGTTTCAATGTGGACGGCGCTGTTGTAAGGGCACTTGATCTCGATCAGCCCATCCCAGTCCACCAAGCCGTCAGGCGAGCAGCCCGCCAGCAGGGTGTCGTGGGCGATGAAGCCCGTCTCCTCAACGCTGATGCCGGTGACGCGCTCGTAGGCTGCGCGCGCTGCGGGTTCCTGCTCGGTGCCCCATTGCATGGCGGCGGTGGCGTAACGCTGCACCGGCTGCTGCGTCAGGCGCTCGACGACCAGTTCGGTGAGATAGTCCAGTTGCGCCTGCATGGGGTCGCCGGGCAGGTTGTCCTTCTTCTGCTTTTCCGTCTGCTTCTTGGTAGCAATGGCGTCCTTGAATCGGGACGCCGTGGCCTTGCCGACGCGGGCGGCGTACCAGTCCGCATCGCGCTGGGTGGCGGTTTCGAGGATCACGTTGCTTCTCCAGGCGGCGGGAGCCGCTTTTGTTGTCTGTCAGATGATGGAACAGAAAACTCTTTTATTGCATCCTGAAAATCCCTAGTCAACACATTTACGAGGCGGCGCTGAACCGCCTGCTTGTGGCAAAGAATCGGATCTTCAGTCACCACGCGGTCGCCGCGACGCGCCGAGCGCAGAATCTTTCGCATTCCGACCTTGCTGCCAACAATGCCGATATCAACGCGCTCCTGCGCGTTCAGGGCGCGGTAGCCGACGCCGTGAACCGATCCGAGATCGACATCGTGGCGGTCCAGCAGCGTCTTTCGCCAAGCGGCGATCACGGTTCGGTAGCGGTGGCCCCCGATCTCGACGCCCAGCACATCGGCTACGGCTTCATGCGTCACTTCCCAGCCCACGGGCGGGGCGCCGAACGCATCCAGCAGTTTGCGGACATCAGCACCTGTCGGGAAGCCGTTGAACATGACGCCCTTCATTTCACAGGCTCCTGACGGTGGCCTTGAACATGCCCCAGCTTCCGGGCGTCTTTGAGCCGGGGCGCCAGTCGCCAAGCCCCTTGTACCGACCGGCCAGCGTCAGCACCTCGGTCAGCACGCGGTCGGTGATCTGCTCGTCCCAGACGTTGATCGTGCCGCGCAGCGTCCAGCGGTCGAAGCACGGGCGCACGCGGATGTGCTTGGCCGCGCCGATCTTGGCGCGCTTGACATGCAGCTTGAAGCCAAGCTCGATGGCCTTGGCTCGGTGCGACGCGAAATCCTTGACCTGCATCAGCGGCCTGATCTCTGACATCGGCACGGTCTTGCCGTCAATGGTCAGCGGCCAGAACGGCTCGGCAACCATCATGCCGGATTGGGTCTGGCTCTTGAACGTCTTGTTGCCCTTGGCGCCAGGAACCGGCACCATGCTGCCGCCCTCCATGATGCAGCGCATCAGGTTGTCTGACGGCATCGCCACCACGTTATCGTCGTGGTAGGTGCTGCCGATCCAGCGGAAGGCTGGGCTTCGGTCGTCGCCGGCCTTGCTGATCTTCTTGTTGGCCGCATCGGCCTTCCATTCGTCCATCATGTCGGACCACTCAATGTTGTCCTGATGCATGAGAAGCGGCGTGTCGCCGACGATCTCGATTTCGTATTGCTTCATTTCGTTGCTCCAGTTGATGATGATGCGCAATCGCGCCCTTGCCGCGCCGAGCTATGCCGTGCCCTGCCTTGCCGCGCAAAGCCTAGCCTCGTTGGTGTTGCCACCGGGTAACGCGCCACAGACGCGCTGCCCGCTGTAAACAGCCCTTGCCCTGCCGGACCCAGCCCCGCCTGGCCGAACCAAGCCCTGCCGCGCCTAGCCTGATTCCGTCGGTGCAACAGCACCGGGAGAGGCGGCACGCCGCCCTACCCGCTGCATTCGCAGCCCTTGCCTTGCCTAGCCGCACCCCGCACCGCCCAACCGAGCACAGCCAAGCCACGCAGAGCCTCGCCATACCGGACCTAGCCTTGCCGCTCCTCGTCAATAATTGAAATTTGCTCGGGCTTGCCCTCGCTGGCAGGAAACAACGCGATCTTGGTCTCGCGGCCGTCGGCATCCGTCAGGATGATGTGCCGCCAGGTGTAGCCCTCAGCGCTGATGCGACGGTCGGCGCGCACGCTGACGATCTGGTGGATGTGGATAGTGGTCATCTCAGATCTCCCAGTCATACGGGTCAGAATCGGGCTCGCTAGACGCAAACATCGCGTCTGCGATCTGCTGCACCCGGTGCTCGTTGTGCGCCAAGAAGCGCGCCTGCAACTCGAACCGCGCCGCATCAGCCTGCGCACGGGTGCCTGCGAACAGGCACGCCAGCAGGACGTCTGCGTGAGCCGAGGCCATGTCTTCCTCGCGCACGTTTATGACGTCGAACGCGGCGCCCTCGCGGGCTTGCGAAACAACCGAGAACCACAGTTGCCAGTCTGCTGGGCAGGCCAGCAGGTGGTCGCGGGCCTCGGCTTCGTTCGGGTGGTCTCCGTTGTAGCCGGGAGGGTATGCGGGCCACGTGGCTTCATCGCCCGGGCCGTAGGTTGTCGTGTACATTGTCTGGACTCCTGTGTCGCGCTCGCATCGGCGCCGACGCATCATGCCACTTTGTGCCGCTCTGCGCCTATTGTTGACAGAATTGCGGGGTCATTCTGCGCCGGTTGACTGCCGGCAGCCGGCGGGCTGACACTTGCGGCCCCGACAGGAGGACAACGTGACCCCCCGACAACGAGACGCACTACACGTCGTCATGAACTACCAGCCGGTGACGACGGCAACCCTGGCCGCCCACTTGGGCGTGCAGAAGAACGCAGCAAACCGATACCTGTTGCATCTGAAGCGGGCTGGTCTGGTGGTCGCGGATGCGATCAACAAAAACAATGTCTGGTATCGGGCGACGCGCGAAGCGGAGGTAGGCGTGACCGCTCGGCAGGCGTATGAGCAGGCGCCGTCAGTTTGGGCCTATGCGGCGCGGTGCGCCGCGCAAGGGGCGAAGCGATGAGGGGCCGCAAAACCCTGCGCGAGGTCATGCTCGCCAATCAGAAATCCGAGGCGCTGTACGCCGCGCTGGCGGGCAAGCCGGTGCGGGAGATCGACATCCCGCCAGAGCCGAAGCGCCGAGCACCAGCGAAGCCCAGCGGCGAGCCGTCAGAGGCGCAGATCCTGAGGGCGATCTTGGCGCTGCTGCGGTCGCATCCGGCCGTCGCCAGCCACTGGCGGCAAAACAGCGGCACCTTCGCGGAGCGCAACCGGGACGGCTCGACCCGGTACATCCGGGCGAACACCGCCAAGGGCATGAGCGACATCATGGGCGTTCTGCGCGACGGGCGGACGCTGGCCATAGAGGTCAAGTCGCGCACCGGCAGGATGCGCCCCGGGCAGGAGGAGTTCCTCGCCACGATCCGCAGCGCCGGTGGCGTGGCTGGGGTTTGCCGCAGTGTGGATGATGCCGTCAAGCTGCTGGGGGATGCATGAAAAAAAATCTATCGCCTCTTAAAAGGCCAACATCTGCGCCAAGAGCCCCGCTAAGAACATTTATAGAAATGGCGGAAGAACTGGGGATTACAGAGGGATTGTTAAAAAGCAATCTCGGCCGCTCAAAAGATGCACCAAAGCCAGTTCTTGTTTCCAAAAACGTGCGGCGAGGGTCAAACAGTTGGTACGACCCTGTTGAAATGCGGCGCTGGTGGAAAAGCATTCAAGAGTTGAAGGGCAACGCATGACCCGCAAGCGCAGCAGCTACCGCCCCCGCGGCGTGAACCCGACAGCGCACCTCGTCGCCATCACAGGTGCCGCCCTACTCAGCCGCGACGACCGCACCGTCTGGGCGCTTCAGATGTACGACGCACTCGACTCCGTGGCCCGTGGAAAAGCCCAGCGCCAGCAGTGGGGCACGATCTTCGATGCCGTCAACCTGGCCGAGGAACTCTGCCGCATGGGCCTGGCATCCGACCCTGACGGCGTGATCGCAGACGCGCAGGCAGCGTGCGCAGAGATCATCCGCCGGCAGCAGGCGACGGGCACGCGTGCAGTGCGGGCCGGGGAACTGGCGGCGCTGCGGTGTCTCGAGGTCTCCATGATCGACATCCTGGCCGCAGTGACGCACAGCGAGCGGTTCCGCGCCGAGGAGCGGATCAGGGCTCGGACGCGGGAGGCACAGGCCGGCAGGATCCCGGGCGCCGAGGTGATTGATCCGGCGGTTTTGGAGGGGAAGCAATGAGAGTATTAGTAGCCTGCGAATACAGCGGCACCGTGCGCGATGCTTTCCGCGCGCGCGGGCACGATGCGATGTCGTGCGATCTGCTGCCGACAGATGCGCCGGGGCCGCACTATCAAGGCGATGTGCAAGAGATATTGCGCGACGGCTGGGATCTGATGATCGCGCACCCGCCCTGCACGTACCTGAGTGTCAGTGGCATGCACTGGACGCGGCGCGGGTTGCGTGATGAGCAACTGACTCACGATGCGCTGACGTTCGTACACATACTGATGGATGCACCGATTCGGCGCATTGCCGTTGAGAACCCGGTCAGCATGATTAGCACATGGATTCGCAAGCCTGAGCAGATCATCCAGCCGTGGATGTTCGGGCACGATGCGTCGAAGAAAACCTGCCTGTGGTTGCAGAATTTGCCGCCATTGCGGCCGACGCAGATCGTAGAGCCACGCATCGTCAACGGACGGAAGCGCTGGGGCAACCAGACCGACAGCGGCCAGAACAGACTTTCGCCGTCGCCGGATCGTTGGAA